CCTTCTTGTACGCCCTGCCTATACTAAAGGGGTAATTGGGGTACTCCCCCACCCTAGGGTACGTCTACGTTTCCGAAGATATACCCCAGGACAAAGGCTAAAGTTATCAATAAACTAATTTCTATGACTTCCATTTTCGTATTCTTTTACAAGCTCCTTCAAATATCTTTCGGTTACATTATCGTTAAACCAATCTTGTGGATAGTAATCTCTTAGTTCAAATTCTTCATCACCTTTAACCGACAAGACGTAATCATCAGGTACAAAGTTTTCGATAGTAAACTCTTTAACTTCATCGCACCCTGCTTGGATATAAAATATTTTTAAATCTCTATAATCTAGTTCTGAATCTTCGTAAGTAAATTTATATAACATATTTAAAACTTTTTAGATACTGTTCCTCCTGGTCGCTTGATGATTCCACCGAACCCTTTGCCTTCTTCTCTTATCGACTCCATATATTGGTCACAGCAAACTGCTTCAGGACAAACTACTTCACCATCAACTATTTTTATTGTGTGCTTGCTTATCTCTCTTACATTAGAGTTACACACGTTACATTTAAACTTAGCCATAACTATTTAATGTTTTTAATTCGGTTAGTCAACACAACTACGCTTACAGCAATTTTGTACTTCATCCTGAGATATCTCTCGACTACCTTTAAGCTCATACCTTTTTTGATTGATGCTCGGAGAACTTTTGATATTATACCACGCATAAGTAAGTTTTTTTAAGATTAATAAAATACTGTCCTTCATTTCTTGATGTTAAACGATTCGATTACTACTACAACAGATGTAATGGTCGCTACTAATATTACTACGTTTGAAATCATAATTGTTTGTTTTTTAGTTGTTAAATAAAGTTGGTGTTTCAATTTCTTTTTTTTCTTCCCATTTTTTACCATCTTTTAATATTATAGGTTCGATATATTGCCCTAAAACATAATTTTTGTTTTCTTCTTTTGGATAATCTTTAACCTTGTAATTTAATGTGTTTTTGAATTTAATTTTATGTTTCTTATCACAAGCAAAATAGATATATCTATGCTTTGAACTTCGAAACTTTCTCAATCCGTTTTGTTTAGAATTATCGTAATGTCTTGAATGTTTACCACCTTCAACATATTTATCTGTTCTGCTTTTTGTACTTCCCGTATAAATCCAATTAGTAGCTTGATAAATATAGCCATTATGATTCATTTGTTTATCAGCATAACTAACCAATATTAAATTATATTTCTTAAGTTGTCTTAAACACCAAGCCACAAAAGAAGATAATTGTATTTCTATTTCACCATCTACGCATAGTCTATTTAATTCATAAACATTAGAGCTATATTCTTTACCACATACACCAATACATAAACTATTACTTGCTGGTTTTCCAAATGTGCAAACTGCTTTTAATTTTTCATTTTCATAATACCCAAATGCGTAAGTAATACTTGGTTTTCTACCTGAGTAATGTCTTGGCAACAAAAAACTAATGGCTTCTTTGTAATTTATTATTCTCATAATCTTGCTTTTTTAGCTTTAGATCGTTTAGCGTACTCTCTAGTTTTCTCTTTACTGTACTGGCTTCCTGCTGTAAAGCCAAAAACAAGTACAATATTATCAGCAACTACGTTACCTTTTTTATCATATATTTTAAACGAATTACCATCAAGCGAAGTTAAAAATTTTTCTTTAGACATAATAAAGTTTTTAGTTAATGTTTCTTAATGGCAAAGATAATAAACATTTGTTAATAACCAACTAAAAAGGTGCTTTTTTGCAATATCGCTACAACCCCATATAAATTCTGACCAAAATACACTAATTTAGGCTTAAAGACTTGATTATCAATAAATAACATTTTAGGGGTCAATTAGGGGTCAACGATACCCCTATATAGAGAAGGATAAGGATAAGGATAATAGTTCTTTCTTTTTTGTGTTACTTTTTTCTTTCTTACAGAAAAATGATTATCTTTGACATTATGCCAAGTAGATTACCCACAGAAATAAAAAAGCAAAGAGGAACTCTAAGAAAAGATAGAGCTAACCCTAACGAGCCTGTGTTACCCTCAGTTGTTCCTGCTGTACCAACCTGGTTAAGTGAAGATGGACAAAAGACTTTCCTAGAGTTAGGCGAGTTACTTCACGATATGTCTGTTCTGACTAACGCTGATGCACTAGCCTTAGAATTACTTTGTGATGCTTACAGCGAATATAAGGCAGCTAAGCAAGTCGTAAACGAATTAGGTGTAACCGATGTACAGATTTCTAGGGAAGGTAACGCTAAGACAGTTATTCGACCTGAAGTACAAATCGCTAACCAATCTTTTGTTAGAGTCTTTCAGCTCTTAAAAGAATTTGGTCTAACACCTTCGAGTAGGGCTAAGGTAAATTCAATCGAGAAGCAATCACAAACACCCGACATCAAGATAGAGAACTTCTTTAACAACGATGAATAACCTACAAAACATAGATGAGTCTAAGTGGTACTTTGATGAGAAGAGTGCTAAGAGAGCTGTGGACTTTATCGAAATGTTTTGTCAGCACGTAAAGGGAGATTTAGCAGGGCAAAAGTTTATCCTGGAAGAGTGGCAAAAGGTTGATATTATACGCCCTTTATTCGGTTGGAAGTCTAAGAAAACTAACCTCAGGAAGTTTCGCCAATGCTTTGTGTTTATCCCTCGTAAGAACGGAAAGACAAACCTAATGGTAGGTATCGCACTTTATATGCTTTTTTCTGATGGAGAGAAGGGTGCGGAGATTGTATCGGCTGCTGCTGATAAAGAACAAGCTAGGTTATCGTTCTCTATCGCAAAGCAAATGGTTTTGCAAAATCCTGAGTTACTTAAACGAGCAGGTACTTACAGAGATTCAATCACTTACGATAAGGTTGGATCGTACTACAAAGTAATCTCAGCAGACGCAGACACTAAGCACGGACTGAACCTATCTTGTTGCTTACTTGATGAGATACACTCTCACAAAAACAGAGATTTATATGATGTTTTACTTACTTCTATGGGAGCAAGGAAAGAACCTCTTATGCTTGGTATTACCACGGCAGGTGCAGGTCATCAAAAGGACCACATTTGTAAAGAGCTTTACGACTATTCAAAGAAACTTATCCAAGGTTCTATCCAAGACGACTCGTTCTTAGGCGTTGTGTACGAAGCAGATAAAGACGATGACATCTTTGACGTTGAGGTGCAAAAGAAAGCTAACCCAGGCTTCGGTACGATTATCACCGAAGAGTATATGCAACAGCAATCGGTAAAGGCAAAAAACGAACCTTCTTACGAAAACACGTTCCGTAGACTTCACCTTAACCAATGGGTTGCAAACGAAACTAGATTTATAAGTGACGACAAGTGGATGGAGGGAGCTGTTCCTGTAGACCAAAGGCGATTAGAGGGCAAGCCTTGTTACGCAGGACTCGATTTAGCCTCGACTCGTGACATTACTTGTCTATCACTTATGTTCCCTGACAACAACGATGGATACGATATTATTCCGTTTTTCTTTATCCCCGAAGAGAACGCTTACAAACGATCCGAACGAGATAAAGTAGACTACCTGAAGTGGCACAGAGAGGGTCACGTAATCTTTACTCCTGGTGACGTTTGCGATTACAACTACATCAAGCAAAAGATACGTGACTTGAGTGAGATATACGATATTCAAATGATAGCTTATGATAGATGGAACGCTTCACAAATCGTAATCGACCTTACAGAAGAGGGTTGTCCTATGATACCTGTCGGTCAAGGTTATCGGACTATGTCGCCTGCAACAAAAGAGTTCGAAACTTTAGTGCTTGGAGGAAACATTCGTCACGCAGGAAATCCTGTACTTAGGTGGATGATGTCAAACATTGTACTTACCCAAGACCCCGCAGGTAACGTAAAGCCGAACAAAGCTAAGTCTAACGATAAGATTGATGGTATCGTTTCTTGTCTAATGGCTTTGAGTGAAGCAATGAAAAACAAAAATAGTGGAACAGGTTATGACGACAAGGAAATTTTCTTTATCTAAAGGCGAGATAATCACACTACACCAAGGTAGTGTTAGAGCGATTTGCTCAAGTGTTTTGGCTAACAACAAGGACTATCACCTCTTAGACGACTTAGTCCAGGACATCAATCTTATTTTGCTTTCACAAATGAGTGAAACTATCGAGTCTTTACACGAAACAAATCAAATAGAGTATTTCGTGGCTCGTGTGGTCGTTAATCAAGTCTTGTCTACCTCTAGCCCCTTTCACACGACTTATCGTCTTAAACAGCCTAAAACACCCCTTAAAAGCGATGATTACGATTCACTTCCTGACCGACTTTGGGAAGAAGTGTTTAAATTAGAAAGCCAAAAAGCTAAAGATATTGTCTATTTAAGGTTCGAATATGGGCTAAAAATACAAGAAATAGCTAAAATTAAAGGGTGTAGTATCCGCTATATACATAAGGTTTTAGCACGTTCTTTAAAAAAAATCAAAAATAATTCGAAAAATTAGTTCACATTTTAGGTGTTTTTACTATTTATAGGTGTATAGTTTTTCATAAAATCAAGACAATTTGGGAATATTTGACTTTTTTACACAAAGAAAACAACCTCTTAAACAAGAGGAAAGAGGTCTTTACGGACAGACTATACTAGGACCAACTTTCGGTTCACAATCAGGCGAAAACGTATCTAAAGAACAAGCAATGCGAATAGCAGCGGTTTG